ACGACCGCGCCACGAGAAATCATATTATCCGCTGAAATATACCCTTCGATATCTTGACTTGTCGCCCCTGTTTTTACGACACAATTGGATAAGTCAACAGAACTTCCACCACCTCCAACAGAACCGGATGTTCCTCCACTACCGCCCCAATCAGATGAACCGATTGTACTTTCGCTCGTTATAGTGTAATTTGTAAACACAAACGGGTTAATCTCAATAAATTCAGCATCTGTAAACTTTACTCGTCTAATGTCTAACGTAAAACTATTTATCAAACAACCAACTCCACCAACTAATGCTTTATAGAACATTAAATTACCTTGTTCAATCGGAGAAAATGTTCCTGTAAATACGCTTTTTCTTCCAGAGCCATTGCTGTACAATACAGTATTAGCCAATAATTGCATTTGGTTAATACTATTTCCTGCTAATGTAAACGATGTTATCTGATCATAAATACTACTATATAATGCAGATCCGTAATATAATGATGTATTTGGTGGTGGAATAGGGCATGTACCAAATTCATAATTATAATTAATTATATCAATATTATTACCTATTTGAACTTCTCCGGCTATTGAGTTATATAATTCTTTATCTGATATTATTTCTTCTCCGTCTAATGAAATATCATTTATACTCATTATTGAGTAAAATTCAAGATGATCAGTTGTTGCTAATTTACATTTACCTGTAAATAAATATAATTCTAAATCGCAATAACTACCTGTCGGACTTGTTATACCTGCATATACATCTACATCGCTATCGGTTGGATCGTCAACTCTTGTAGTGTTTGCATTAATATTTGTTGGCTTTCCTGTTATACTCCATGTTTTAGCTGTAGAGTCATAGCTTTTGTCGGAGAAATTGTCATATAACCCCCATGTTATCTCACTCCAGCTTACACTCCTTAGCGTATATCCCGGATATTTTACTGCTAACTTTCCGAAATTTGCATTAAATCTTAATATTAAATCAGTTGATTTGAATTTCCTCATCCTGTACTTACTCCCACTTTCCGGGACTATATAATATCCGGGTTTGTCAAGACCTTCAGTAAGCATCATCACGTTTATCTTATCTAATGCTTTTTTGAATCCATTATCTGCGGCATTTGCCGAAATTTCCACAGATGCGAGCCCTAACCCATTTGAATATGCTACATCCCAGTCTGCAAATGTAGAGTAATATCCGTCTAATCGAGGCGTAATGTCTGAAACATCTCTAACCATAGCATCCTCTAATATGTTCGGCAATGTTGTTATTTTTTGCTCTATTGATAATTTCTTTGCAATAGGTAAATAGTCAATCATCGGAACGTTATCTAAGCATTTGATGCTCCCATCAAATGAATGTGATAGAATAGATGTAACTGGGAATATCTTCCAATATCTCACCTGTAATCCAAATGCCGTAAGAACCATTTGAAGGCACTCCTCGTAATTCTTTTCTAAGAACATGCCTTCGTATATATACTGCTGCCACAGATCGCCCTTATCGGTTGTTAATGATACAGACTTATCAAATGCACCTAACCCTATTCTTGTTTCAATATCAGCAATAAAATCAGACAATTTAAGCGTTGCATTTTTATTCGCTACATAGTCTATCCCAGATAACAGATGTAAACCGTCAGATGCTGTAATACTTATTAATCCGTTTATTCCAAGTTCTTGCCCGAATGATTGAGGAACAAGATACCCAGTCCAATTGGCTACAGATGATATTAGATTAACTTTATACTTCTTTCCATCACTTGTATAAAATTGGCTATAATCAAATTGATCTGTGTCTACGATTGACAATACTAGTGATGTTTTTTTGATGGTAGCGTTTATCATATCGCCCGTGTTGTCAAGCCTTAATTGAATAGGGGTTTCTCCTAATTCGTCAATCTCAATACTTGCTCCGGAATAGTTATCCTCTAAAATTTCTACTCTCGTGTTACCTGTTGTGTCATTTGCATAGTTTGTCCAAGCAAACTCCTTGTAATATTTTAGTGTATATGCCATATTAGAATCCGTTATTACGTCTATTGCTTTCCTTACTATTTGAGATAAAAATATCATTCCCCTTTATTCGTCCCTCAACTTTAACTGTTAAGTTTCTTTCTTTGTTGAACAAATTTGAATCAGAGAAACTTCCACCACTAACGGACGATTGCCTACTACTTCCACCACCGCCACCGGATGCCAAAGCTGATAACCCAGCCTTTGCAGCAACACCGACCGCAATCAACGCGGCTCCGGCAGCAATTGCTACCGGCCCGTTTAATGACTTCAAAGCCTCTCTTAGCGCATCAATACCAATTCCAGCCGTTAATATAATTGTACCTGCCTTGATTGCCATGTCTGCAAACGGCATCAACAAACTTGCAACGACTTGTCCTGCATTCATATCAGATACTCCTCCGATAGCTTCTGCCATTGCCGAAAAAGCTCCTACCATTGAATCCTGTATAGTTGCTTTAAACTCTTGTGCTATTTCCTCGACATGCTTTACCTGCTCCTCGTATTTAGTAACCGCATCAGACATCATTGCATCTGTCAAATCATCCGTATTCATCCCCGAAATATCAACCGTCTTTCTATCGATTGACTTCAATCCGGTCACAGGTGCAGCCTTTAATTTTTTACCGGATATTTCAGCGTAACGGATTGCTGACTGATTAAGCAATTCAAGTTGTAACTTTAACGCTCCGTTTTCCTTAAGTATCTGATTACGTACTGTATCGGATGAAGCTAATTTAAACCGTTCGTCATTTAGCTTTATGAGTGTCTCATAATCGGTAATAGATGCTTTATTCAGTCTAATATTATCCTCTGCTAATTTCTTTGACGCCTCAATTTCCGCACGTTTTTTTGCTTCTGCTTCTGTTGCCTTCTTTGACTCCTCGGCTGCTGCCTTATCGGCATCTTGTTTAGCTTGTATAGCATCAATTTCAGCCGCATACATTTTATCAAATTCGGCTTTTCTTTGTTGTAAGGCATTAATCAAAGCTATATTTCCAGCTGTATATTGTTTCGGGTCTGTGATTAATTTATTTAGCTGTTTTAGTTTAGCTAACGTTTCATCATATCCCATATCCTGCACGTCTACTTGCAAGCCTAATGTTTTGCCTTGTGTTTCGGCTAATAATCTGGCATTAGCTTCTCTATTCGCATCTTGTATATTCGCAGACAACATATTGATACTAACCAATCCGGCTAACTTTCTCCATGTCGGTATTGTCTCAGCATTAACGTAATTAGTCAACGTCTGCAACGCCTGTGTTAAAAATGATACAGGATTTTTCGTACCTTCTGCTAATCCGCTACCTAACGCTTCTTTAAAGTTTTCCCATGTGGCGGATAATCGTCCAAAGTTAGTTGCTGCTGTATCTGCTGCTTTGCCCGCATTAGCCATCTGCTCATTAATAATATTAGCAACTGCTTTAGCCATATCCCCCGTTTTAGCCATCTGGTTCCGGATGTCAACAATCGAAATACCTAAGTTGTCAAGGATCATCGGAGACTTACGTCCAATACCCATTATGATAGATTCTACGAGATAGTCAACGGATTGCCCTGTTTCCTCGGCTCTCCTCGTGGCAAAAGCTAAATACGTTCCTAAACTTTCTAAAGGTATTTTAAAGTTGCTTGCCGAAACAGCCGTTTTCATGAGATCAAATTCAGATACTGCGCCACGAGTTGCCGTCTTTAATTCGTTCATCAATCCCGGCATATTTAGCCTGTTGAATGCCGCCCGAACGCCTTCCGCTTTTGCCCCTATAGATATTAATTCCTTTCCAAAGTTTATTAATTCACTTACACCAAAAGCGATACCCATAGCTGCACCAACCTTACCAACCATGCCTTTAAGGTTGTTTAAGCTGTTGCCTGCTCCTTTAACCCCTTTGTCAACCCCCGAACTATCGAGACCTAACTTTATGACTAAATCCTTTAGAAATCCCATTTATCCTACTATATTAATGCCGTACTTCTTAGCTGATTCGATAAGTTTTTGGCTGGGTTTTACATACTTTTTAATCTTCTCTTTTTTCGACTTTCCTAAATCTTCGTACGCTGTCAACTTAAAAATATCATCAAACGATTTAGGTCTGTTATTTTCCTTTAAATATACGTTATTAACCCGTATCTCATACCGTATCTGTCGTAAAAAGTCTAACTTTTCGTTATTCTCGTTGTATTTTGCCTCAACAAAAATAGAGTACTCTCCCCAGTCTGTAAGCAAATATTCTCTATGAGTTAATTTACATACGCCTTTTAGAAAGTACTCTATCCGTTTGTAATCAGTTTTTTTATCCTTTACACGTCCTCTTTTACTTTTTTTTTATCAGTAATATTTTTGGAAAATTCAGTTAGGAAATTAGCAAATGGAACTTCGTTATTCCCTTCACATAGCAACAACTCAAATGCTCCGATGCCCATATCACCTAACTGTGTATCTTGCCCGTCAATTAACCTAAGCTCGTCAGACGCCTTGATGCAACAATAAAGGAAACGAGTATTTAACTCGAATGCCTTTAATCTGTCCGTTGTTTCTTCCGTCTTTCCGTATAGGTCATTAAAGAGTTGAGATGCCCGTACGCTAAACAGCCATCTATACTCTTTCCCGCTTAATGTTATACTTCCTACCATAGTATTACACGATTACCATTTTGGTTAATGCACCCGTTCCCTGTAATGTACCGGATATCTTAGCCGAATCATTTTTCGGACCTCCAATATTTATGGCACTCACCAATGCTTTTCCGGTAAATCCACTAACTATAACCCCTGCAGGAGCATATACGAGACAAACGTCAATCTCCCCACCAACACCGATTATATTATCTATAATATCCGCTTGGGTGCTGCCTGCTGTCTCGTCTTTAACCGCCTCGAAAGGGCAAGACCAACCTTTTTCACCATCAATATACTTTTTCCATACACTATCCTTACATGTTACTTCGATAGTGTCTTTAGTTACGTCAATGCTTGCGCTCGTTTCGCAAACAATTTTATCGGCTATTGTAGAACCACCTACAAGTAAAAGCCAGTGAGATCCGTTTGTTGCCATAATGTTATAATTTATGTGTTAATATATTAAATTCCAATATCCTTCTGTATATTTCGTCAACCTCGTCTGATTCGTGTAAATCCTGCTCGCTTTCTAATCTGCAAATAACTACTTCAACATTCTGCACATTGTCAAGTCCAATATAGCGAAATTTATTCAAAATAGCTTTTCTCATCGCCATTATTTCAGCTTTTCCTTTCTTTGACTTGCTTAATAATTCAAGTGTAGCCGTTACATATTCATCATCATTTGATTTTTCAACGCCTTCATCTGCTGTAACCGATATAATCTCAACCCTCGGATATTCGTCTATTCCTCCGTTAACCTTATATCCTAATGCTATAAGGTTGGATGCAATCGCTTTATTTAGTTCGTCCGCTGAATCAATCATTTCAATACATTATTTAAAGCGTTAATTACTCTGTTGTTAAAATCCTTCATTATCTCGTTAAATGCAGGGACAAGAAACGGTTTTGGATTTATTCCTTTTTTTTGTATGGATTTGCTAATCGCTATAGCTATAGATTTAACCCGTTGCTCATATCTATCTCCTTTAACTTGTTTTACGCTGCCTTTATTTTTCCCTCTCGTCATTACCTTATCAACGAATGCTATTCTTTTTTTGTGTACCCATGCCATTAAAGGTTTAATAGGGACATAGCTCCCGGATTTTCTTCCAAACTCAACAATCCATGCGTATGATGCTAAATACCCCACCGTATAGCCATCTTTTACCTTTTCAATTCTGCCACTTGTGGAAAGATTTGATGTGGCTACACTTTTATTTTTTTCCAAGTTCTTCACAGACTTTCCTAAAATATCGGTAGCACATGCTTTTAATTCATATATAACAGCATCAACGGCTTCTTTTCCAAGCTTTTTTACCCATTCGATGGAGGCTTTAAGCTCTTTATCGTCTAATTTGATTTGAATTGGAGGCATAAGCTGTTATATCTATCCAGTCACACAAATTCTCACGATTGTTTATATCGTTAATTGTGTATTCTGTACCGTTAATAATAATAAAGTCAAACTTCTCTGATAAGTAACGAAACGTAATATCTACATTATTCTGCTGTCCCATCTCGTTATATTTCATCTGCCTGTATTTGTTTACGTTACGAACATAGGCATAAACATCTAACACTTTTACAGGCGTTGCCTTTTCTCCGGCATATTCGTCTGTAACAGGGTCCAATCTCCATAACTCGATAAGTGTATCAAGCTGGTTATTGTTTATGTTGTTCCTATTATTGTATCGTATCATAGGGGCATGTAATTTTGCAAATATCTAAATAATACCGTGTTCCATTTCTCTACATCGGTTATACCATCATATAACAGCGATATTAAAGCCAATACGGCTACTTTCGCTTCATTACTCACAATAGGCTGTGTAGTGTAGTTAATGTCTACCTGCATTGTATTAGCTATCGTAAGTACTCGATTGTCGGCTGATAACATATAGTCAACATCATTTCCTGATAGATAATCAGTAACAGATTCAACCGAAACAATATCAGACAATGGCAACATAAACGTATAATCGTTATTAGTTATATATCTAACCGTATGAGCCAATAATGAACGATCTATTTTCTTTTCAACAAACGAAACAGCCGATTTAATGCAATCAACTATAAATCCGTCTCGATCAGTTCCATTGACTTTCAAATAGGATTTCACTTCACATAAAGTTACGTAATCACCGTCTGTTGTTAAAATAGATACATTCATTTTAGATATCCTTTCTCGATAAATTGTTTCGCAACTGATTCCTTTAACTTAATAATATATCCCAAAGGTAATGCCATCTTCTCGTTAATCACAGTGTAATCAACTAACTCATCCGCATTATCTATATCTCGTTCCTTAATCTCAATATCTTCAATCTTTTTATTCCGTCCCATACTATTTTGTTATTAAAGAACCCCGTACCCGATTAACAGATACGGGGGTTCTGATTATATATAAGATAAGCGGATTAAGCTGTTTTAGTAATCGCTGTCAAGGCGGCTGCTGTATCGGCACAATAAATGATACCGTATTTGTTATCACCCTTAACAACTGCTTGTGCACGGATAAACAGTACGATGGTAAACAGATCTTGAGTAAAGTCAGTGCCTTCTGTACCGATCTTGATTTCAGGGTTACGTTTGAAGTACATCTTCACAGCGTTAGTATCGAGAACCAACATTTCAGTTGCACCCACTGCCTGTGTTTCAACTACCTGCATTCCTGCCATCCAGCTTGTGCCGTCTGCCATATTACGGATGATATATTGACCGTCAGTTGACTTAGTTGTTCTCAAAATAGAGGCGTTAACCGGATTGATGTAAACGCGGTTAGGCATGAAGCCCGCCTTCTTGGTTGGATTGGCTGCATCGATTACCAGCGCCTGCAACTTCATTGCATCAGCCAGGTCGCCCAAGTTTGGAGCAACAACACCCTTTACACCAACACGACCTGATTTCGCAGCCGTAAATGCAGTGCCCTGTGTTTTCAATCCGTAAATATGATTAGGTTGAGTAGCGTCGTTACCGTCACCACCGTAAACCTCGTTATCTAAAAATAGCATTCCGTATGTCAACATCTCAGAACGTAACTCGGAGGCGATATAGGAATAGTCCTCAACCATATCGTTTGTGACTTTAATCTTAGCAGATATCTTAGCCATACCACGTGATTTTTCAACCGCTGCTGCTGTATCTGCTGTTGCCTGTGCTACACCTTCTGCAACATAGCCTGCATTACTTGTGTACGCACCTTCAACCCAAACAACTCGGTTCTTGTTCTGACCAACCGCTGTAGATGGTAATGCGCCAACAAATGCCAATGGTCTCGCACTTGAAAAAATCTTCTCGTTATCAATTAATGATACCGATGCCGTACCACCTGTTACGTCAGATGTTGCTACTTTCAATTCAAAATTCAAACCGTTAGCAAACTGTTTATTCTGAATAGCCGTCTTAACTTCCGGACGTTCCATAATTTCCTTAATGGCATCCTCAAACGATGTTTTCTTTTCTGCACCGCCTGTACCCAATTTCTCAAACTTGGCGTTCAAATCATTGAGTGCCGCGTTCAGTTTCTCCATATCCTCCTTCTTAACTTCCGGAGCAATCTTAGCAATCTCAGCCTTTAAGGCATCAATATCTTCTTTCTTTACTTGACCGTTTTCCAACGATTCTAATTTTGTCTGTAATTCCTCGAGTGTCATGTTCTTTTGTTTTTATATGTTACTAATTAGTCTTATTAATATTTCTTCTGATAGTTGTTTATACATCATTTCCAATTCGTTACTTTTTAGCTTAGAAAAGTCAAACTTAGTATCCGCTTTTGTCTCCGCACCATTATAAAGAATAACCTTTTCATCTTGTGTTGCAGATATAACCCAAGTACATGTATTGTTGTCGTCCTCTTCGCTCTTAATCGTTGCCTCCTCATTGGCTGCCCTTGTTACGAGGCTAACCTCGTATAATCGCAGTTCGTTGATTGTCCGTATTTCTGTGCTTGTATCGTAGTCGTACTTAATTGTGCGATAGCCAATAGACATTTCTTTGATTATACCCTCCTCAATTTTCGTAGCGATGCCTTCCTCCGATTTGCTGATTGTAAATTCAACGAGCAATCCGTTATCATCTTCTTTAATCATATCGAGTGTCGCAATCGGATTACTCATTTCGTGCTGATAGCATACGGCTACTCGCTTACCTTCTTTTTTCAAAGAGTTTTTAAATGCACCTTTAACAATTATGTCGTTATAGCTATCCACATTGCCGAACACCGCAGCATAGGCAACAACCTTCAACCGCCCATCCGGTAACCTTGAAGTTGTTTCCTGCTTTAATTCGATAGATTTATATTGAAGTTTATTTACCATAACTATCTCATTTTTCTACAAATATATAAATAATATGTTATAAAACATGTTTTCCTTCAAATATTTAGTTAATCGTATATTTTTTGTGTGTAAACAAAAAAAATAGCCTACACATCACGTGCAAGCTATTCTACCTTAAATTAAAATCTATGATCAATAAAAATAAACTATTTTATATCAATATGTCTCCAGTGAGTGATATGTCCGAATGAGATAGAATGATCTACCCAATTAACCGTCTGCCATTCTCCTTGATTTTCTAATCTTGTTGCGGTGCTATAATAATTTTGCACCCATGTGTCCCCATGCCTTTTCTCCATTTTAGTGAGCACCATTTCCCCTACTTCCGGCAATTCTTCTTCAACCGGAATCCAACGCTGTGCAAATTCAACTCCAGCCTCAAACATTTCAATGCAATCATCAGTGTTCCCCACTTGTAAGGTATCCCATCGAGCCGCTTCAAAAACTCTGTGCCCAGCGTCATAAATTGTTTCCATACTATTTCTTTTACTCTCTATTTAATGGTCGCCATCTTTTCGGAGTTTCTTTCAATACTATATCAGTTCCGTTTATCGTGTAAACATCGCCATGAGTTTCAGACCATGCACGCCAGGCAATTACGAATTCATCCATTGTGTAGATAATTACGGGCAAATAATATTCAGGCTTTTCGTCATTAATATCAATCCAACTCTGCGCTAATCTTACGCCAGCATTAAAAGCGTATTTGAACCAATCTGAAATTTCATCGTTAGACATACCTTGCCTACATTCTGCTGATGGAAAATCTGCCGTTTCTTTGTCAGCATATATTTTTGATAATTCATCTATTGTTTTCATACGTTTTTATAATTTAATTTGTTCATCAAATACCTAATAACCATTGCGCAGGCATAATCATTTATCCACTTAGGATCATCAATCCAAGTTAAAATTGTAGCCTCATCACGGTTCAAATCATAAAGCAACCCTCCTACAGGCTGGTTCACAAGTTTTTCAATGTCGTGCACTTGAAGTTCTCCGTTGCAGTTAATTACAACGTTTCCTTTTGCCCTTTCATTTAAAATTTCATCTTTAATAGTTTTCATGTTATTCCCGTTTTATTCGTTCCAAAATTCTTTTACTCTTCAATGGGTGTTTTCTCGTTTGTCTAAATTGCACCCTGTTAGCCTTGTAGTCATTTATCGACTGTAGCATTATTTGGTATGCCTCGGATGATTTCATAGCTTAATCGTTTATATTTCCAATCACTTCAAACTTCTCAATCCAATCTCCTATCATAAAGTTTCCATCGCAATTATGACACGGTATGCAAACTTGTTTCGTTTGGATATCTATTTCGCCAAACTGCCAACCGTGGCATTCATCGCAGAAAACAACGCAATTACCGTCTTTATCGTAATCTCCTTCAAAAACCTTCTTGCCGTTTTTGTCGGTAAAGCCTGCAAATTGACATACTGTTTCGGGGTAAATGTCAAAGCATCCTTTGGTAGTCGTACCAATATGCGTTTTTCCACTTGTATCTTTATCAAACAAATTACCGAAGAACCATTCGCCTGTACTTTTTGATTTTCCTTTAAATAATATTTCACGCTTCATACTATTTACTTTTTATAAAGTTCAATCAACTCAGATACTGTTGCTTTTTTTATTGTTTCTTCCGCCAAACTAACTATATCGTGCCATTCATCGCCTTCTTCACCAAACTGATAATCCGGATGCGCTTTGACCGACAATACCAAACTGTTTAGTCTATTCAATAACTCCGGAGCCGCTGCAATTAGCCTTGTATTAGCCATCTCTTCTTCGCTGCAAGCCAATCTTTCAGAATTTGTTATGTATCGCATATCAAGCCACGATTCGCCATCTAATCTTGTTTCGTCAACACTGGAAATTAATGTAGCAGTATATGCAACTAATTCATCATTACATTTGATTAATGACCTTTTACTTGTCCATTCTCCTTGACTAAATTTCTTTTTCATACACTTTTTATTTTAATTGTGGCGGGATTGGTTACCCGCCTTGTATTGTTTAATATAAACCTCTAACTATATTAATTCCTAAACCATTTATTTGTTTTTGAGTCATATAGCCTTGAATCGTGCCTCCCCATCCATGTCCTTTTGCCCCAGATAAACCCATGCAAGGAAAGCTATACCCATTTTTATCTATATATGTATAACGAGTATATAACTTTGTTCCGCTTTTTCCGGCTGTTTCAATTCTCAGCACTCTTTCTCCATTATCATAATACGCTCCATCTATAACCTCATATTCAGAATATACATTTAAAATAGGGTTCCATACTTTTGTTTTCATGATCATTTGTTTTAATTATTATGTCACAAATATACGGTATAGTTTACATACGTGCAAATTATTTAGTATGTTGTGCAACATAAAACGACAAAAAAAATAGGCTATCCTCGCAGACCGCCTACTTTAAGTCATGAAAAATTCAAAAGTTTAACCTTAAATCAACAAGTGTATGTTAAATCACCTTAGTAACGCAAATATACAACAATATTCCGTACCACCAAATTAATAGTTTCTTTTCGCACGATGCACAACCATGCATTGACAATTTACAATTTCGCCTGCAGGAGCGCCGAAACGCCAATCACGGGGGTATTCCATTTGTGAGCCGTCCGGTAATAGAAACATTTGAGAACCGTCCACCGTAACCCCATGCATTGCCTTATGAGTGTGGCGTGTATTAATCATAGCAGCAACCCATGTTTTTTCAAACGGTATACCAACGGATTGCACCGATTCATTTTGAGCGACTGAAGCGGCGGATAATACTTCTGTCTGAACTATACGCCTAACTTTCCAATCCAACGAACTGAACATCTGTGACCGTACATTATCGACTATTTTGGATATCCCGTAACCCTCCGTCTGTGCAACGGCGACCTGGTTCTTCATCACCACCTTAATATCGTCCAACATCGTATTGTGTACAGTTGTAATTTTTTCTCCTGTGTTATCATCTATCCAACTCAGTATATTTTTATACCATGATTGCTTTTCTATGCTTGATTTTACGCCCAATTGCTCCACCGTAATAACTCCTATTTTCTGAGCCGTAATCGTGTACATTTTAACGAAGAAATCCTTTAAATACGGTTCATCTAAAAAGTTAAGTACATCTTCATTCACCGTCTGTTCGTATAGTTTTAACGCCTTATTAATAGCCTGTTTCCTTAGCCGTATCAGCCTACGAATATATACACGCTCTATCTTAGACGTTACAGATAGGAGCTCTTTAGCCTTCCTTATGTCGCTTTTACGTACCATTACTTAATAGGGTCTGTTTCTGTATCAATTCCGGCTGTTACGTTCAGAGGGATTAACGGCTCATCATATTCTTTTCCTCCCAACGGCATCAATCCTATAACTGCCCTCCGCTCGTTAATGCTGGCATATGCTTTGTCGTAGGCTGTTAAAGTATTAACGGCAT